GTTTCAAACATCTCAGCCGGAGACTGAGCAGCGACGATCTTTTCGAGCTTCTTCGCGAGGCTCCCTCCCTCAGAAGTCAACTCCATCTTCGCGAGCTCCGCCGCCGTGAAGTTGAAGTAGAAATCCTGGGTAACAGGAACCCCATCGATATTGCTGTAAGTAATGGTCTTCTTAAGCACGATTTTCCTTTCTAATGCGTCTAGTCAGAGGATAAAAATTACTCTTCGACAGTAACGTCGGACTTCTTGGCGACGATGACGGCGACCACTGTGCTTACCACTGCGGCCACAGCAGCGCCGACAAACTTCTTGTTCTTGAGCAGGGCCTTCATTTCTCTCCTACTGACGATAGTAGTGCCGAATTGGGTGGACTCGGTAGATTACCGAGAAACAGGGCTTATTATCCTCGCTAATGCAAGTCGAGAAATTAAGCTCTAGAAGATTATCCGTGTTCCATCCAACCTCCTCAGAATATGACGTCTGAGGAAGACCAACACGAATATAGAACTCGCCAAGCGAAGCATAGCCATCGTGAAGGATCTGCTCATTGACGTCGTTCATTGCTGCACGAAGAGTTTCGTGATCCGAGAGGAAATATCGCCCTGTGAACGACTCGTAGCACAAGACGCTCTTGTCCTCGGCGAAGATCACGATGTTCTTGCTTACTGGGTTCCGATTGATCTGTTCTTGAGCAATCTCGTCACGAGCGAGCTGCTCTTTCTTGGGGCCGAGTTTCTCAACGATCTTTGACCTGTACTCCTCGAAAGCCCTCTCGGATATGGCGTACGCTGCTGCTACTGCCGCCGCCCGTCGAGAACCGATACGATTGGCAAATATGATCGCCGCAACGGTCAAACCTGCCGAGGCTGCTGCTGGGATATAAAGCTTCCAGGTTAGTTTCACCTTATCTCGAGCATCTAACGTTTCAACAGAATCTTTAAGACTCCGGTTTACGTTCAGATTCATATTCTCTTCGAATATTAGATCCGCTGCTCTGAGGGAAGCTTTTCCGGTCAAATATGCGGTGGACAACGTTCCGACTACCCCGATTGCGGTCAGAATAACCGGCGAGTTATCCGAAAGCAGCTTGCTTACCTGTTTCGGGAGACTACCAAGGAGCCCCATAGGAACGATCAACCTCCTCAAATATCTTGTCGTCCTTATACGCTTGAAGGGCGTTACGTTCCATTTCTTTCCAGATGCTTTCGGGCTTTTTCTTAGGTTGCATCCTCCGATCGACGTTCTTGCTGATCACCTTGACCCGCCAGATGAAATATAGAAGCACGATGTCGATGACGATGATTGCGCCCAATACCTCGGCGATGATGATCAGAACGTCGACTGGTCCTAGCATAGCCTTCCTTTCCAAAACATAAAACCAGAACGCTTGTTTAAGGCGTCTGGCTTCCGTACCGAGGTCTCCCTCAGTCCTTGTTCGAGAGCTTGCTGATCACGAGGTTCGCCGCGAGGGCCGTGGCAGCGGGAAGTACGATGAGGGCGGCAGCCTTCACAATCTTTCCAACGTCCACAGTCTTCTGGGTCTCTTCGGTCTCAACGGTAGCAATCTCGTCCTTGGCCATTTTGGGTTCCTTTCGGTTGTAGGGGTCTCACTATACCCGCTGTAATTTCTGCGAGTATTTTCGGAAAATCCTACCCGGGGAATTTTTGAAAATGAAAACCGAAATCCTTGTGGGGATCTCGGCTTTTGATTCCTCCTTGTCTAGTAAGTCTGTCCGCCATCGTGGGTCGGTAGAAGTGTCTTCATGACATCTAGAAACGCGTCGGCTTCAACGAGGGTGAATTCCAGTATCTCAATTGCAACTTCATTCTGCTGCTCTTTCGATATGGTCAATCCTTCCTCGCTGTAGGCGACCGTGATCTTGATCTCTTTTCCGTCAACAACTACGTAACGCTCGATCTTGGTCACGACTTTCCTTTCTGTAGGGGTCTCATTATACCCCATGCAGAACATGCGAAAACCAAAGCCCTTGCGGGCTTGGCTTAGAGATCTTGTAGGGTCAGATGAGCTTGCGTACTACCAACACCACCAGCCACAATCCTCCGGTGAGGAATGTGAGGGCGACGTGGATTAGCAGCTTCATAGCAACTCCTTAGTTAGGTCTCATAATACCCTATGTAGAGTTTGCGACGAAAATATAAACCCCTTGTAGAACGAAACTAAGAGCCCTTGTTTAGGGGGCTCTCAGTTCGTCCTTATGAATTTGGATCGGTTACTTCAGTCGCATCACGAAGCCAAGCGCTTTCGTGGTAATCACGTTTGCTCGTTCGTGACCGATGATGAGTACGATCCCGACTATGTTGCCAGCGATCATCGCCAAGGTATCCGGGCTTACTCGCCTGCGAGAGTCTTGCTCTTTCAGCTTGTACAGCTTGGATAACTGGTCAACCATCTTGGCGTACGCATCCGAATCGTATGCATCCTCAGCCAGTCGGTCGAGTAGTACGTCGATTGCCTTGTCCAGCTTGGTCTTAGCGGGGGCTCTGGTAAACATACATTCTCCTTCATAGGGGTCTCACTATAGGAGATGTTTTGTACGCGAAATTACCCCTGTGGAGGAGGCGCCATCAGTTCGGCTGGAGTAGGGATAACCTTGAGAGTGATCTCGCTCTTCGAAGCGATTCCTTCCAAGTCGATGCCCTTCAGACCGATAGCGGTACCATCGTCGTTCGGAGTCATCGTCAGAGCCCCATCGTACTTATCAGAGCTGTTGTTGTACGCCTGAGTGCTCAAGTGCAGCACAACACCCAGGAATGTGTCGACGGCCACGACACTACCCACAACCTCTTGCGCGCTTGGAAGATGCCACAGGCCCGCGAGCGTGAAATATAGCGTTCCCGCCGCCGGAAGGCCGACCTGAGCGATGAACTTGAGTACGTCGTACGTCTTGCCTGTGAATTTCACTGGAAAATCCTTTCCGTTAGAAAAGTTCATCTTCCACACCCACCACGTCAACAAGGATGTGGATATAGCGATTGGCGTCAGAATGGTTAAATCAATCCAGAATATAACCAGTCTATCTTTTGGACGCCAGAAGGAGAACAGAACCGTGAGATTGAACGCAAAGGCGAACGAAACAGCTTGAAGCATTAATAGCCTACCCAGCTGCCTTGAACGCCAAGGTGAGAAGGAATAGATGACAGGAAAGGACGTGACTGCCGCCGACGTGATGATCATCACGATGCGGATCCACATCCGCAAGACTTCTATGTCGTGAGTCACCGGAATTGTCCTCTTCTACGAACTATAATCTCCTCGAGCTGCTCCGCAAAATGATTCCTCTCACGGAAATCTTTCAATGCTCGTGCTATCTCCGAAACTTCTGCGCCTCTTTGCTGTACTGCCCCAAGATTTCTCTGCGCATCATCCAGAGCTTCTTGCGAGCTTTCATCTGGGGCGCTTCGACGTCGTCGGAACCACACGATGCGCACCTCCTCCGCCAGGAGGGTCGAGCGTACTGAAGACCGCATCGAGCATGGCGTATGTCGCCCTACCAAGTTCGAGAAGCTCTGCTGACTGTGCGTCAGATATGGCCCTGGCTTTCTCTGAAGTCTCATAGGCCTTACGCCATCTTTCTGATTCTCGACACTTCTCCTGGTATGCCGAATTTGTCCATAGTCGACCGAAGAGAAGAAGTAAGATGGCAACCCCCAGTAAAACAGGAGGAGTTAAACTAACTAGAGGAATACCATCAAACATCTCTACTGCCCTTCCCTCCATTCTCCGACCGCTTTGACCCAAGGACGAGCCAGTTTCCAAACTCCGCCGTCTCGAACGTAAGGAACAGCTTCCTTCCAAACTCCCCCGTCCATTACTCTTGCACCAGCAATTGTATGAACGAGAGAAGAGGGAGAATATGCGCTAGTTCCCACCGCGTTTGTGGCCTTGACCCAGAAATAGTAATTACTCGCCGGATCGAGGCCGGTTATTGTCTTAAGCGTTGAGCTGGAAGTTGTCGTATGTTCTGGCGTATCGGGGTCCTTACCATACCCGATCGTATACGTGTATGGGCCTGGTCCACCGGATGTTGATTCCACCCAAGATATGCGGACGGAAGTTTGATCAAAGAATTCCACAAATGGTTTTGTTGGGACGGAGGGAATTCTAGATATAGTTGGCAGAGAGAAGGAAGCGGAGCCGGCGGAAGTTTGTGACGAGAACCCGACAAGGCTGATCGACCCACTGAAAGATTTTGTACCGTCGGAATTATGGGTGATCTTTATCTGCCCATGCGCACATTCCAACTTACCAGAGCCAGACCTATGGTCATGAGCCCCATTGAATGCGTGAACGCCATCTCCACTGTCGAAGTCATGCCAGACAGTGGTTCCGTTTACTACCGCGTTTCCCTGCCTTAGACCCCGGCAACTGTAGGTAACAAAGTGCCAACCAGCTTGCCAGTTGATTGTGGAGAAGTTACCCGCCGTATCTTGCGAGGCTAGCTGCCAGTCCAAATATGAATTCTCATTGCCGTCCGAGACATGAGCTCCAGTCACACTTCCCGAAGTCGACATTCAGACTCCTAGGTTATGATCTTGAAGTAGATGTCCCCGTCGTTTCCTCCCGAAGGGTCAGCTGTTCCCGACGAGATTCCAGCGGCGGTTCGGTATCCGCCCTTACCGACCGGAATAAGAGCCTTAACCTGAGCAACTTCGTCTCGGGTCCTATTGATCTCACGACCGCCCCAGCGAACCCGGCCTTCCTCGCCCGTGTCGGGAACGAGAGGATAGCCAGCAGCGGCAGCATCATCTCCGATTGCCATTGATCCTCCTTAAGGCTCGGTAGACCAGTATTCAGTTGCGCCCTTATCCGACCACACAAGCGTGGGGCCAGAAGCTAGCCAAGACCCAGGGGTCACGAAGCTGTTAACTTCTAGTGTGGGATAAGAACGATCGCCTTCTTGATCCGACACAAATATCTGTTCAGTTATCTGCATCTTGGAGCGAAGTCCATCGTCATTCTCAAGCTCGACCATGTCACCGACATTATAGTCGACTCCGTAAACGAACTGATTGTTCTGAGCTACTTCGCCGTCAAGAACAGTAAACTGACGATTCTGTGCTAAAGCCTCTACCCCACGTTGAATCATCTTAGCCGAAGCGTCAGCCGGAACTGTATCGGTGATATCCGTAGCTTGCACAAATAGCACGCGACGGTCCATACCAGCGATGTCTGGATCCACGTCGAGTGGATAGACAACCTCATGCCCCACAGGAGACACCACGTAGGCGACATTAGCATAACCAGCATTCGAGGTGAGAACCTTTGTGCTAGTGATGCTCTCCATGTTTGGGCTAAATATGATCGCTGGTAAACTTGTCTGGCCGGTGGTTCGATCGCACCCCATGTAAACGTCGAAATATAACTGGTGCGTAGTGGGATCCAGAACAAGTCGGAACCCCATCGAGAAAGCATCGCACAAAGTTGTTTCGGCATCATACAAAGTCTTGGGCTCGATCGAATATGTGATGACGTCCGTAGGAGCGTCCAGAGTATCTGCCGGAAATATGCTACCCTCCACGACCCCAGCGATCACGTCCCCAGGATCAAGTATCCCAGTCACGCAAATATCGTGGAACAACTGGGCAGCAACAGCCTTGGGTACACCAGTAACCTCCCACTTAGGATCTGTGGTTAAGTCTGTTAGTGCACCCATTGCAAGACGCTGGGTAAGAATCGTCTCGAGAGAACGACCGGTGACTTTGATGATCTTTCGACCTTCATTGTCGGTGTCGTCCTCAGTAGTTTCCACAACCATCACTCGCTTGGACTGAGGTATGGAAAGACGTAAGCCTGCCTTGTACAAAGATCGGTTTGCCAAGGTGGAGGCGACATCGAGTTCGAAGTCACCATACCGGCGCATACGCTCAGTCCAGATGAAAGACTGATATGTATCGATAACCGAATTCATTCGATACAGGCTGTCAAGCGTGTAGATGTCCACTACAAACCCCCATATCTAGGTGTGTATTGGACCGTGTACGGAATAGCCGCCCCAGTAGCATGAACACGAAACAGATTGTCACCTTTCTGTAAAGTAATCCATACTGACTGGGGGGATACTCCGTACAAGATTGAGCTCAAAGTACTTGACCGGAGAAGCGTGGCACCCTTACTCCCCCGAATCGTGTTGATTGTGACAACATCACCATTGACTAGAGATGCTTGAACGTCGAACGACTGCGTTGTTCCGTCAGGCGCCTGATGCACGATTGTGAATTGAGTCAGACTTCGGTTCACATTCAGTTGTAGGACAATCCCCGTCTCAATCGATCCATCGTAAGCGATCGTGAAATTCGTAGAGTCAGAGACTGTGTTGTGACTAACCGTCGTAGCTGTCAATTCAGCAAGATCAGGATCGAAGCACATCACGGATATAGTCGCTTTAGGCTCGTTAGTAAATAACGGAGCCTCGAAAGTTTCTACGTGGCCTTCAATTTCAACCGTGAGACCCTCGTCAGTATAGAAACGAAGATTCACAACTGTTTGGGGCATGAAGTAATCGTAGAGACGATCGCGCAAGTCCTGCACGGAGGTTGAAATATAATCAGGTTCTAGCCCGAGAACCACGACAATATTACGCGGTTCCCTTCTGCTTGACTGATAATATCCTCCGGGCAGGTTTGCGAATGTCGACGCAACCAATGTCGCCTTGACCGGGTCAATCCCCTGGATATCCTCGAGGATTAGTCCATCGGACACATCGTCTAACTCAAGAGTCAGCACTGATCCTAGGGGGTTCCGAGCTTCAAGTTTAGTCAACATTATTTAGGAAGACCCCCCTTCGCGGTCGACAATTGGTTCTTGGTATTACGGTAAATATCCGCCGTAGACAATGCCTTAGGCGAGGTGTTGTTCTGGATGTAGTTGAAAGTATCGCCGGCGTTGTTATTGTTATTATCGGTAACGTTCTTATTAGTCTGAGCATCACTGAAAGCTTGACGTGCAGACGCATAAGTTGCGTTGACCTGGATCGGCTGCATGGGAAGTAGCTTACCCAATTCGCCGGCGTCTCTTTGAACCTTGGTAAGGTCAAGGACTGGCGTGATCACAGGGTTCAAATCGATCGGGCCCTTAATTACATCGTTAAAGCCCTTCATCGAATCCTTAAGGCTCGCTAGGCTTTCTTCCCCAACTCCAGTAGCAGCCTTCGAGACCATACCCGAGAACTTGTCCAGACCTAGCGCGAAACCTTCGTCAGAATATCGTCCAACGTTAAAGAACTCTTTAGACGGGGAATTAATTCCGAGGAAGTCTAACGCAGCATTTAGAGCAGACTTAGCTACCTTTCTAGCTTCATCTGCAATTCTGGAGATTCCGCCGTGAAGACCCTTTACCATACCCTCAATGATGGATATAGCTAGGTTCGCTCCAGCCTCACCGAGTTGCTCCGAATTGTTGTCGATCGCTTTCGACAAACCGTTGATGAAAGCTATGATCAACTTGAACCCGGAATCGATAATGCTGGGTAGACCCTTTGCTACACCCAATAGGAAGTTAGCGATGATAAGAAGCGCCACCGCGACTACATTGGTGATATGGTTCTTGATCCCATTGAGGACGCCGAGGAGAATAGTAAGCCCTGCGTCAACCATCTTGGGGACAGCATCGACGAGAATCTTAAGAATAAGATCCACGAGCTTGATTATCACATCGGCTAATGGCGGG